TAGAGAAGAACGGAACAGCAGGAATACTATATCACTCTAAAGACAAAGTAGAGTTTCGCCCAGACCCATCAATCAAACCAGTAACAAGTTTCCCACACAGAAAAGATGATAATATCACAGGAGGAGGTGTGTTGTACGAATCACCCTACACAACCAAAGAAGGATTGGTCCCACACAATCTATACATCATTTGTCATGACCCATATGCGCAAGGAAAATCAACTAGTAATCAGTCCCTTGGAGCTGCGTATGTTATTAAGAGACCGAACAATCTATCTAAACCGGATGACATAATTGTAGCATCATATGTAGGACGTCCAGATACTCAAGATGAGTACAATAGAAACTTATTTATGCTGGCTGACTATTACAATGCTAAGATTGGGTTTGAGAATGATCGTGGAGAAATCATAGCTTATGCAAAGAGATACAGAAAGTTACATAAGTTACAAGAAGAGTTTGAGATGCTAGATAAGCGTGAGCTCCAGTCACGAAATGTTAGACGTCAGTACGGAATGCATATGACGGAGCAACGAAAACGTCAAGGAGAGCTTTATATAAGAGACTGGTTAATCTCACCTAGAGGACAAGATGAAGATGGGAAAACAAGTTTAAACCTTCATCATATATACGATTCAGCTTTGTTATTGGAGTTAATTAAGTTTAATCACAAAGGTAACTTTGACCGTGTAATGGCATTTATGATTGGGATGTACCATACACGAGAGTTATATAATAAAGAAGTCCTAGAAACAATAGAGGATAGGTCTCAGGATGACTGGTTTGATAAAAACTATAGATAATTTATTAATTTTACTAAGATGTATTCTGGTGCAAAAATACCCCAACAAAGACTTCCGTTAAGGAGCAAGACTAAGAAGTGGAGAGAAGAGTGTGTTAGTGCATTCATTGATATGTCTAAGTTTGGGTTAAGTGAAAGACGTAACTACCTGAAGTCTCTTTATGATTATTACAACGGTGAGATAGATGATGCAGACTACAAATACGTACTTAAGCCTTACGGTAAAACTAGAGATAACTTCCCATCTAAGCTTAGGAACTACCCAATCATAAAACCAATTATTGACTTACTGCTTGGGGAAAAGTCAAAGAGACCTTTAAACTATTCTGTGGTTGTAAAGAACTCTGATTCGATAAGTCTTAAGGAGCAAGCTAAGAAGCAAAAGATTACACAGGCTATTGAACAGATGTTTGTGCAAGAGCTTCGTAGACAGCAAGATCCTGAGTCAAAGAATGCGCAGGCTGAAGAAATAATCCCAAAGCAGATACTAGAACAATTTGAGCGTACGTACGTAGATGATAGAGCTATTAAAGGACAGGCAGCTATCAACTATATTATGTATGACCAGGAAGTATATGACAAGTTTCAGAAAGCTTTCTTTCACTACCTAGTATCTGGGGAGTGCTATTCTCATAAAGGAGTAAGAAAAAGTGAACCGTTTTATGATATAGTCAATCCATTAGACATTGATTTTGATAAAGACCCAGACATTGAGTTTGTGGAGGACGGGGATTGGGCAATGATTAGAAGATATGCTCATGCATCTACAGTCATAGACAACCTTGGGGAGTATTTAACAGAAGAACAGGTACTAGAACTTGAGAACCCAACACAAACATCAGTAGATTCCTATTTGCTATATAGAGCTGAAGCTACAGGTTCAGATGATAATATTTATAGGAATAGACTTGTTGAAGTAGTTACTGTATACTGGAAGTCTAGAAAAAGAATTGGGTTTGTGACATACACTGACCCATTAACTGGGAATATAGAAGAGTTTGAAGTTGATGAGCAATATAGACTATCTAGAGAACTCAAGGACCAAGGAGCAAAACTAAACTGGGAGTGGGTTAATGAAGTATGGGAAGGAACAAGAATAGATGGAAAGTTCTTTGTAAACATGAACCCCATCCCCAATCAAAGGAGTTCAATTGACAACCCATCTACATGTAAGCTCCCAATTAACGGTAGAAAGTATTCAGATATTAACTCAAATAATATCTCTTTGGTTCAGCTTGGGATACCGTATCAGCTTAACTACAACATCTTTAAGTATAGGATGGAGTTAGCTATTGCCAGGAGTAAAGATATTATTGCTCAGTTTGATATTAACATGATCCCAAAGAAATGGGACATGGATAAATTCATGTACTATGTGGAAGGAACAGGTATTGCATGGGTTGACTACAATAAAGAGGGGATTATGTTATCTCCTCAGCATCAGTCTGTGCTGGATATGTCTATTAAAACCATTGAACAATACATCCTATTGCTTGAGTCTATCATGCAGGAATGGGAAAAGATATCCGGAGTTAATAGACAAAGACAAGGAACAATTGGGAGTTATGAAGGCAAGGCAACCTCGCAACAAGCTATTGTTCAGTCATCACACATTACTGAAGATCTTTTCCGCAAATTTGCACGATTTGAGCAAAGAGAGCTCCAAGGCCTATTGGATTATTCGAAAGAAGCGTGGGTAAGCGGGAAGAAAGGAATGTATGTACTCCCAGACACAACTACTCAGTTTATTGATATTGACTCTCTCGCTCACATGGAAGCTGAGTATGGGATATTTGTATCTGATGCAGGTAAAGACCAAGACAATCTCAGATATGCAAGAGAGATGGGTCAGGCAATGATTCAGAACGGAATGCAGGCATCTGCAGTTATGGAATTGTTTGATACTGATAGCTTTACTGGTATTAAAGAAAAGATTAGAAAAGCTGAGCAGTCACAAAAAGAACTTGAGCAAAAGCAGCAAGAGGCTCAAAAGCAAATGCAAGAGAGACAGTTGCAAATGCAACAAGTTGAGAGTGAGAAAGAGAGACTTAAGGATATTGAAATTGCACTCATCAACGCAGAGTCAAAAGATTCAGAAGATAAACTCAATATGGATCTTGAGAAGATGCGCAGAACATTTGAGCTTAAAGAAAGAGAGCTTGACCTTAAGCAGCAGGCGTTAGATAAGGAGGGGGACTTAACGCCTGATGGAGAATGAGGAATTCTGATAGAAGACGACTATTAGATGAGTATAAGAAGTCTGATCAGAAGGTTTCTATAGTCGATTATTTTAGAAATAATAAATACGAGAGTGGGGGACCCACTCAAAAAAAGCTTGATGGAGTACGTAAGTATCAAGACGGAAGTGAGTATGTAGATCCTGATACACCCAGAGTAAATAATATGGTGTTTGGGATGTACCCAGAAGATGCTGGCCCAACAAATGCAGGGAGGAAATCTAATAGACTAGACTACAGAGTTGCAAGAGAGTTAGCAAAAAGAAAGGGAGGTGAGCCAGAAATGTACTTAGCAATGGCTGATACTATTGCTTATCACGAGTCTGGGCCGCATCAGCGTATGGGAATTAATGCTTGGCAAGATAATAAGGAGGATTCTCCAGGTAAAGGAGCTTTTCAAAACGAAGGAATTCAGTATGGGGGAAGTGGGAATTTAGAAACCACACAAACTCATCTTAATAGAACTATGGGCTACTGGGGAGAATCACTCCCAGATAGAATTGCAAACGCAACAGATGCCTCTACATTATCTTATGGAGACCAAAGAGCATTAGCACTTGCACACTTTCTTCAAGGCCCAGTCCCAATGGCAGACTACGCTTCTGGTAAACTTACTACAGCAGATGTCTGGTCAAAGGGATGGAAAAAGACAGAGCCCAATATGTCAAGCTTTGAAGCAAGTAGAGCTTCAGCAGCTGAAGATGGGATACCAGGAACTAACTATATAGAGCGTAGATATGGGGGTAATTACCTTCGTAAACTGAATAAAGTAAGGCGTAAGTGACATATTATAACTACGGTTATAAAAGTAAATTAAACAAATAAACTAACCAACAAACTAAATACATTTGAGTAATGGAAGATACATCTCCAAAATTAGACATAAGTGCAATTTCCTTCGACGATATGTTGGGGGAGGGATTGAGTAGTGTAGAAGAACCAACACAAGAAGTAGAAGAACCTGTTGAAGAAAAAGTCCTTGAAGAACAGCCAGAAGCAGAAGACATCCAAGATGAATCCGAGGACTACGAACAAGAAGAGGAGCAAGAAGAAGAGCAAGAAGAAGATAAGCTTCCTGAAGAGGATACAGCAGGAGAAGGAATTATTTTCGAAATAGCTAATACTTTAGGATTTGAACCTGAAGGAAACTATGAAGAAACTGTAGAGGGTCTTACAGACTTTGTAAGGGACATCAGCCAAGATGCTGCAGAAGAACAAATCAATCAACTCTTTGAACAGTACCCAGAAGTTCAAAAGCATCTTGACTATTTACTGTCAGGTGGTAAGTCTGAGGATTTTATACAGG